GCCGGACGGTCCTTGGTAGACCGCTGGCCTAAAAATATTCCCGTTGTTGCCAGGGGATGCAAGTCGATTGTGTCGCCGGGTACCGTAGGCACGGAGGGTTGAAGCTTATCATCAGCATCTCGAGACAGTGCCTGCTCACGCAGCATGCGTTCCGTTTGACGCGAACGCATCTTTGCTATCTCGATGTCAGCTAATTTCTGATCGTACACTGAACAGGACTCCTGTCCTAAATGAATGTTCAAATCATGTTCGATCTGCGCCAAGGTCTTCTGATTGAATTCCTCGGCTTCAGCTTCGTCCTCCTGCTCCTTCTGTGCCGCAATGGCCTTCTTGATGAATTCTTCGCGCTTTTGAACAAGGCGCTTAGGCTTCGTAGAGCCAATCTCAGCAGCAATTTGAGTCAGAGCCAATACGCGATCTCGCTTGTAGTTGTCCTGGAGGACATTCCACTTGGATCTCGCCTGTCGAGTCATATTGTACGTACCATCACCTGAAGAGGAGAGGCCAGCAATGTGCAAAGATAGCACAGGGGCAGTCCAGGCGGTTACGACAGACCACACAATCGACAACGTGGCTGGGTCGACAATCCCTGAAGAGGGATCTAAATCGTCACTGACGATGATGTCGCCATACCATATCGATTTCTTGAACGTGGTGTCGTTTGCATACGACTCGTTGTCAACGAAAATTGGGCCCGTGCATGTGGCGGACCCCGCAATCGACACATTATTGGTAGTGTCGTCAATTTCTGCTAGGACAAGAAATCGGGTACCCTTAGGAAGGGCCCAAAATCCTAGTGTCAATGTAAGCGAGGTCGACGCAATCTGAAGATTGTCACAATCTACGGGGAAACCACCTACGCGTAAAAGCGCGGTGACGGCAGCCTCCTGGGTTGTACCAGGGGTAAGGGTTGTTGTATAACGATCAACCTCCCCAGAAGTGCCGAGAGCCAGATCGGGATCAATCATGCTCATTTCAAACTCGAGTTCCCACTCGTTGAAAACTGCATGTCCGGCGTACGTAGCCGGGGTGTCCATCATGCAGTAAGCGTACAGAGTTCCTCCGTCTGTAAGACGCGAGTCTCCTCCATCCGCTGACAGGAAAAGGTCTCCTGTGTTTTTGTCTGGAACATACTTCGTCTTGCCTTCTTCACCATAGGCAAACGAGTCAAAACCAGGCTGGTTAGTAGCGTTCTTCAGGCCGATATCCCCGATGTTTGAAATCCACCGGGTATTCGAGGGGTCGTATTCGTAAAACGAACAGAGACGACCCGACGATGTGTATGAGGTAGCCTCGACAAAACGCAAGCCCACGCGGCTGGGAATCCACTTCTCGTACAGCGCCGACAAGGCCTGTACACGCGTTCCGACCCAATAAGTAGGATTGATACGCAAGGAGAATACTTGATCACCAGCGGCATGTACTCCAGACGCGATAAAGCCCATGAGGTCCCCTCCAACGAACTTCTTATAGACACGCCCACCATCGCGACGCGTACCTGCATCACGAAAATATGCGGCTGGTAGCTTTCCGAAAGCTGCCAGCGGCGCGGCCGTAGTCATTTACTTACTCGCAGCCCGGGCGGACGTCTTCTTCGACGTCGGCCGCTGCGGCTGCTTGTGGAGTTCGTTCTTGAGGCGCTTCTCCTCCTTTATCACTTGTTTGATAGCAGACTTCTTGCCCATCATGGTCTTGGACGCAGGTGTACGCTCGAGCGCGTTTAGCGCTTTGATGCTCGTCACCAACTGCCCGCCGCGCAACGACTTCAGCACCGCTGATTCGCTTTTGCGCCCTGTCTTCGATGTCGCCAATGCTTTCGCCACCACACTTTTGGCAGCAGCTTTCGCACTCTTCTTGACTTGTTTGCCACCGAAGAAAGCTGAAAATAGACCACGGGACACGTGGGATACTGCATTGTGGACTGGCTTGTCCACTCCCATCTTTTTCATGAAGTTGTGTGCTTGAGAAAACACTGCTGGGAGCTGCGCTGCGGCACTCACCAACATTCCCATTGTTGCGGGATCCATTACAATCACACATCTTAAAACCAGCGCAGGCCCGACGCACGGTTTCTTCCAAGCCAGGAGATTCTAAGCCAGCCCACCATTGTTTAATGGACTCTCGGCTAGGGACCTCTTCTCCTAGGCGTTCTAATATCGTTGACCAGATGACAAAAGAGTCACCGAATGCCGTCAACAGGCAATACGCTAAAACACGCATCTTTTCTCGCTCCCAAGGAACGGCTTGCTGTTGGAATGTTGCTACCAGCTTGTCTTCGTCATACAAAGCCTGCAATCCATATTCCGTACGCACTGCCCTTGCTCCAAGGAACTTAATACCTTCAGCTGTGGTCGAAACTTCGTCCTTTTCTGGGTCAATTGTAATACCCAGCTCAGCAAAATACTTACGTCTAGTTTCGTACTTTGCAAATTTTGCGAAAGGACCATAGAATCCTGAAACACCATCATCGTTGAAGTTATTAATGAAGAAATCTGAATTGTTGTAATAGGGATAATACAATTCTCCGTCTAACACATGATCTCTTATATAGCGCGTAATCGCGTAATCTTGGGCACGTTCTTTTATCATATCGCCATCAACAGTTGTACGAAAACCTCCACTGGGGTTTGACTGTTCGGCGATAAAAACCAATCCCGTATCCGTGACGCAATAGCGCTCATCATATGTACGTTTATGTAAATAATCGTAAATCGACTGGCTATCACTGCAGGTTGAACACTCTGCCATAATATCATACACATCCTTTGACAACCGACGCCAAATACTCGAATCATAACCCTTAATGTCATCTGAAACAACATTTGGATACTCATCCAAATCTGAGTACATGGTATGGAACCCACTTGACTGCATCGGGAACGACACACGGGTTCGGTTGTCAAAATCGCGACATTTGGCCTTCCAGGCCTCCATCATCGCTGCGAAGTGCATAATTTGTAGTATGATAAACCACAAATCGAAAATCCAGAATAATCTGGGTCGGACATCCAAGTTCCCAAGGATATCGTAAAACTTAGAAATATCTAAGACCTCTGTCTTTTGACTGTTCTTACAGAGCGGTATCAAACCCAACTCTACGGCCATCATTACACACCATTTAATCTGATGATAATACTCTTTCAAGAACGTACCCTTGCGGGAAATTCCGAGCATCTTCGCAACAGGTCCTGGCGATTTGGCCAACTCTAGTTGGTAGGTCGCTTGCTCAAAAGTGAGTGGTCCATATTTCTGTCCAAACACATCTTTGTGTCTCGAGCGAAAAATCTCGCCCGAATGTAGAAAGGCATCCTCATCGACATCAGTCGTAAGCGCTTTGCCATACTTCTTCAAAGTATTCATACAACCACCACTAACAGGAACCATAAGCTTATACTTGCCATACTGTGCAGGTAGCTCAGGCATCAATTTTCTCCAATTTGGATTAATTTTATATCCTGGTTTGTAGGGAGGGAAGAAGCTTCCGACAGGAAGCGCCGTGCCCGTAAACTTAATTCTAGGCATGTCGGCTGGCACCGACTCTGGACGCAGACGCTGCTCGTGTTGTTGCCAGTCCGCTAACGAACCATTCCAAAAGGCAACGCGAGGCTTATACTCGGCGTGCAGAGGGACACTTTGACCCGGACTCTCCCCCTCTACTGGGAGGCCGGGATTTGAAAATCCTCACTGTAAAGGGCAACAAACAAATTCTCTTTAGTTTGAACTGCTACATCGCCCTTATTTCCTGCGTGAATTCCCATCACTGCACCGTTGGCATTGACAACTGCTGAACCGGAATCACCATAATCTGACGAGCAGTAATACTGAATACACTCACCAAGCTTATCAGTAAAATACTTTCCTTGAGTTACTGCTGTCGTGACTCTCTTCAGTCCATTCTCTACACAATTCAAACCTACATCACACCGATCTACTGGCGGATAGTTTGCTTTTGAGTAGGCAATCTTGGCTGCCTGGGGGCAAATCAAATGCGGATTCTTCACTTTGCAAATCACGACTTGACGTTCGCGGATATACCGCACGAAGTACATATCTTCAGCATAACCATTTCCACATGCTTGACCGATCACATTGTGAGGCTTAAAGATACCAGTTGTATCTGGCTCAAATGTATTCATATCTAATCCGGCTGCACGCAATTCATGCTCTGTGATTGACACTCCGCTTGTACAAACGGTCACACGACCGTAGTCGTTACCCTTGTACTTATATTCGGCCGTCGAAAAGGTGTTGATCGAAATTTTCGGGTTGTTAGGACTAGGCGCCTCACCAACCGCTGATTGGGGACGTTGGCGCGCTCGAAAGCACCACCAACAATCAGGCTTCGTTGCGCGCTTGTTCTTCCCGCACGCACACACCTTCTTCGAGTTCTGTGCCGCTTCATGTTCTGGACTTTCACCATTATACACTACTGGCACACCACCGTTTGCTTGAGTCTGGGCATCGCGCTCAGCTTTATTGGCCTTTCCTTTGGCCTTCTTTGCTTTGCTCTTTGCCTTTTTCTCTTCGGGAGAAAGCGGGCTCTCAACATCAGCCCACTCAACTACCTCGCCTCTTCTGACCTTGTCAGCAAACTCCTGCCATGATTTTTCTTTCGCGGCAAGCACTTCTTTCGCAATCTGTGCTTCGCGATGAGCTTTAGCTAGCTCCTCAGTTTGTCGTTTGAGTTGTGCTTCTTTTGTCTCGAGTGTACGTACGTCAGTTGACACACGTCGGTCATCAGACCGGAGGTTGACGGCTTTAGGTTTTACATAATGTAACTTCTTAATACCGTCCTCCATATGGAATCCAAGCTCACCTCCATCATTGAAGTGGTTCATCGCCTTTGTATAGAGTTTGTGGCGGATCTGATGGCGACTCCATTCATCATGCTGAGAATCAGTCATGTTTTCAATGGCCTCCATCTTTTCAATTTCCTTCCACTCCTCTTCTGCTCGGCGACGGGCCTCACGAGCATCATGTATCTGATCCAAAATATCATCTACTTGCTCATTGTACCACACCTGGCCTTGCGAACGTATTGAACGCTTCGCGGCAACCTTGCTGGCACCACGACCCTGCTTGTTCTTTCCTTTCTTGTTTTCACCGTCGACTTTCTTCTCATCAGTCTTACCGGCACGCTTTTTATAGTAGGCGTAGGCTAGAACTACCACAACTACTGCCGAGAGGAGTATCCACTTATGTTGGCGAATTTCGACAAAGAGCCGACTCTGGTAAATTTTCTTCCAGAACTCAGGTTTCTCTACATCTCCGTCGAGCTCACGCAAATCAGCTTCACCACTAAACCACACAACATTGTTTATGGCTTCGTGAATCTGCTGATTCAACATACGCGCAACAACTTGTTTGCGCGGGGCTTCCATCAAATCGGCATGCAACTGAATGATCTCATTAGGTGTTTCGGCGCCAATTATAGCCGCCTCAAAAGAACCCCATTCCATCACACCATCGAATACTCCCGAACACTTTCGAATAATTTCGAGATATTCGGTCTTCCATGCCAAATCCTGCTCAGGATCCTCGCCAATATCGGCGACAGACACACGTTTCTGAGTAGATAGCTTGAAATGTTTCTCCTTTGGTTTGTCCTTCCTAAAGACATTATCAATAGCTTTGATAAGAGTTGCAAAGAAAGAGCCAATTCGCATTGAAGTATTGTTTGCCAAACTGCCCGCAGTATCTGTACTGC